CCAATAGGTGACCGCGTGTTCGCGGGCGCGCTTGAAACATATTAAATACATATTTATAGGTAAATTGAATAACAAATCCCTATGTAGAATAATTTTTAAAATTTGTGGATAGAATATAAATATGGATAATAAAGATAACGAAATAAGAGCATTAAGAGAACAGCGCGAGTTTGAAACATTGTTCAAAAACCCAAAATACGCGCGTAGCAGCTGGGCACGTAAGGTGTATGAGAGATACACCCGACCTGCCATGCCGCCTATTGTAGTATTAGATAAAGACGGTAATGAAACTGAGCGTTCACAGATAGAACGTCAGATTTATGCACATCTCGTCAAAGAACTACAAGATTTAGGGGAAATAAGGCAACCCAGCGATGGTGAGTTTCAAGAAGCATGTATGGCTTATTATGCACGTCATAACGCAGCTTCTTATACTGCCCGTCAAGCCGCCTTTGGTGCTAAACCGGTAAACGAAAGCAAACAGACTGTCACAGAAAATGTCTTTGAGAATTTGACCGATGAAGAGCTTGAGCTCTTAGCCGCCGCCCGTGAGAAAAAGCGAGAGCAGAAACAAGATGAGTAAACTTTGCCGATACAACAACAATAAGTGGATAAAGGTGGAACGATGAAGTATATTTGTAGAATTTGCGGAGAATTAGTTAATTATCCGGGTAATCACTCTTGTAAACAGGTAAAACAAGAAGTAAAAGTGCAACAGCCACAAGAAGTAGATGAACGTGCAAAAGCTTTAGAAGCTCGTGCAAAAGCTTTAGAAGCAGCTCGTGCAAAGCTTAGAAAGTAATGGCTACTATACCTAACACATTAGAGGGTGAGATTTTTAGACGTAAGTGTCGTAAAGATTACGGCACTTATTGTCAATTTGCTAATCCTGGCTTTTATATGACAAAATTTCATCGCTATTTGTGTGATGAGGTACAGACTTTTCTTGACACACCTACGGATAAAATCTTTGATATTTTACTTTTATCGGTACCACCTCGCCACGGAAAAAGCTTTACTGTTACAGAGACGCTACCGAGTTGGTTCTTAGGTAGAGACCCTACGGCAAACGTAATAATCGCAAGTTATGAGAGTACTTTCGCAGAAGCTTTTAGCAGACGTAATAGAGACAAGTTTACAACAGTCGTGCAACAAGTTTGGCCGAATAGCAAACCAAACAATAATGTGCAAGGTGTTGCTCTTTGGGAAACAGAGCTTGGCGGTAGATGTAGAGCGGCAGGTCTTAAAGCAGGTATCACAGGACATGGCGCCGACCTATTTATAATAGATGACCCTATAAAGAATAAAGAACAAGCAGACAGTGAAATAGTAATATCAAAATTACAAGACGAGATGCACCCCAGCGTTCAGTCGCGTATTCACCCCGGTGGCAAATTAATTGTAATACAAACGCGCTGGGTAGAAGGTGACGCTATAGGTTGGATACAAGCAAACTGGGACGAGTATATTTACAAGACCATAAACTTACCTTATGAGTATGACGCTGAGGCAATGGAAATAGGACCTTGTCCATTAGGACGTAAACTCGGCGAGTCACTCGTGGGTGCTCATCTCGGCGATGATGAGAGTAAATTGCCTCAGCGTATAAAAAACACGAACGAGATGATGCTCTCACGTAAGAATATGATTATCAGGTCTGATGGTCTACGTACGTGGAATGCATTGTATCAAGGTCGGCCGAGTGCTGCGCAAGGTAATTTATATCCGCGTAATGCTTGGGGTGAGTTTACAAGAACAAACGACTTATTTAAACGAGCTGAGTATATTCAGCTCAGTGTAGATGCATCATTCAAAGATACAGAGATAAGTGACTTTGTAGCAATAGGTATTTGGGTTTTAATCGGCAGGCATGTCTATTTGTGGAAATTGATAAATAAGCGTATGTCATTCACAAATACTGTGGCTAAAATAAAAGAATTGCATAGAGAATTTCCTACAATAGATGAGTTTGTCATAGAAGATAAAGCAAACGGTAGTGCGATAATAGACGTATTTAGATATGAGACTGATATTCCGCCGATTGTGGCGGTAAATCCGCAGGGTGGCAAAGTAGCCCGGGCCAAAGCAACATCTAACTTTGTATCACAAGGAAATGTGTTTATACCGAATGACTTTACTGAGGCAGAGAATAAAGAGATTGAGTGGGACGGCAAAGAAGCAATGAATATGACCGCTCGTGAGAAGTTTATAAAACAACATGCTTCATTCCCGTTCGGTGCAAAAGATGATATGGTTGATATGCAGACTCAAGGTATAACACGTATCATTAAATTAATTGTAGGCGAGATACCTATGCCACACAAAAAGCATGAGCGATACATTGAGTGGTATGAAGATATGTGGCAAGACTATGAGAGTTTGACAGATGACAATGACAGAGATGCATTTGTGAAATATCACGGTGCACCGGTTGAGTGGCAAGAAGGTCACCCGAGATATGGTGAAAGATAAAGTAAGGATAGAGGTGCAATAGATGTCAGTTCCAACCAGATTAGACTTATATTTACAATGGAATACGGGTGATAGTTATGTAAATACGCCTGAGGAGCAAATGCTTGTAACGAAGTTTCAAGCATTATATAATGTTACAAAAGCTGCACAAGAGCAGAAAGCAGAATGTTCGCCCTCAAATTTAATGAAATGGCGTAAAGCATATTATGGTGTGTTGAATGCATTAAACAGTGATGGTACAGAAAGTAAACGTAAGTCTAAAAGTGTTCGCAAACTCTGTTATGAGTTTGTAGAGAGTAAAATTGACAATACTATTCCTCTACCAAAAATGATACCCAGATATAAATGGGATATGCCCGTTGTAGATATAACTGAACGGTATCTTAAATATGAGATGGACCGAGCTTTGAGTCGGCAAGAGAATGACAGTAACGAGCGCAGCACATATATAGACGGAACTACTTGGCTAAAAGTTTGGTGGGACAGTCTTGATACATCTTGGTCACGAAGTGGTAGAGTTAAGATAGAAAGTCTACAAGTAGACCAGTTCTATCCACAGCCAGGTGTCAAAGATTATAAAAACTTAGAGTATGGCTTTGAGAGAAAACAACTTTCTCTCACGCGCATATATGATTTATATGGTAGAAAATGTCAGCCTATAAATCAAGGTACCAATGTTATCAATGTTATCAGTTGTTATTATCTTAATGAAGATAGAATAGTCGGTCACTTTATGTGGTCTGAAACTTCTCTACAAGTAATTTGTCACGAGAAAGATTGGCAGATACGTAAATTAAGAACTTGTCAGAAATGTGGCAATATAGAACCACAGGCGTTAGTCTGTGGTCGTTGTGGTAATAAGACTTTTAAATTTGAGAATGCAGAAACAGATATTTTGTCCGAGGACTTGTATGAGATATACAATCCTTATGAGGTTGGTGAGACAACTGATGAGAATGAGCGAGACCGTTTCGCGGCAAGAATATTTGCAACTGCTGGTACAGAAATACCGTATTATAGAGTTCGTCAGTTACCTTTTGTACCTCGACCTGCAATACGTAGTTTAGATGATATTTATGGTACGAGTGAAGTAGGTATTTTACTTGAAGAGCAAGATGCCTCAAATAAACTCTTGACAAAGGCGCTTGACAAAACAATGAAGTCTGGTGCCGTTGTAACTGAACCTGAAAAGATAAAAATCGGTGATACAGATGAAAGCTATAAGCGTTTAAAAGTACGTACTGTTGAAGAAGCCAGTATGGTACAGGTTAAACAGATACAAGCAGATACACAGTTTGATATTGTGCTCGCGAATTTGATGTATGATAGTGCTCGTAATACAACTGGTGTAACACAATCATTTCAAGGCGCGCGTGATACAACTGCGGTGTCTGGTAAAGCAAAAGAGATTTCTGCTTTACAGAGTGCAGGTCGTATAGAGTCGCTCAGAGTAATGAAATCAGCGGCCTTTGCGGGCGTCTATGAGTTAATGTTGAAATATTTGTTGGCATTCAGCGATGAAAAACGTACGTTTCTTAATATATTACCCGATGGTACTGTACAAGAAGAAAGTTGGAATAAGTATATGTTTCTTGACAAAGATAAAGATGGTGTGATATACTACAGAGATGATTTTAATTTCAATACAGACCCGGCCGCTACATTGGCACAAAATAGAGCGTTGATGTGGCAAGAAACACAAGACAAATTCTTGATGGGTGCGTTTGGTAATCCGAGTGATTTACGGGTTCTAAAGACTTTCTGGACAGTTATGGACGGGTTCCAATATCCTCTCGCCAAACTCGCTCTTGCGGGTATTGAGCAACGTGAACAGCATTTGGCCCCAGAGATTGAGCAAGCATTGATGGCAAATCCTGAGTTGTTACAGCAGATTACGCAGACCTTATCTGGCGGACAAGGCAGCGGAAGCGGAGGGGCCAGAGCTGGCGCGGGTGCCCCTCCTTCCGGATTTCAAAGACCAGCTCTTGTAGAACAAACGAATGAGCGTAATAGAGCCGCCGATAGAACAGCTGCTATGCCAGCTCAAGTGCAGGCTACTATGCTAGCAGGTGAAGTATGAGAATAGTAGGTAATAAACTTATCGCAAGACGTAATAGAGGTGACACCATTACCTTCAGGCTTGAGTATGAGAATGGTGACCCATTTGTAATAGCTTCAGGTTGGGACAATCCTCATTTTGTAATGACAATCGCATCTAGCAGATACAGTCAAGAACAACGGTATATCAAGTCTTGGTGGGTGAATTTAGATGA